ATGCAAGAATACAGCCAGCAATATTAAACCCTAAAAAATCTATTCAATCAAACGCAGTAGGAACAGCCAATGTTCTTGAACTTTGTAGGGTTAATAATGTAGATAGATTAATCTATTCAAGCACATCATCTTCCTATGGCAAAAAGGCTTTGCTTCCAAACCAAGAAACACAATCTCCTGATCCACTAACCCCATACTCTGCTGCTAAAGTTTTTGGTGAAAACCTTGCAAGAGTTTATTATAATCTTTATGGATTAAAGACTATATCCCTTAGATATTTTAATGTTTATGGAGATAGACAACCATTAAAAGGTCAATACGCACCAGTAATAGGACTATTCTTAAAACAGTATCATGAGTCAAAACCATTAACAGTAGTTGGCGATGGGTCTCAACGTAGAGATTTTACTCACATATCAGACGTAATAGAAGCAAACATTCTTGCATCTGAGGTTGAAAATGGATTTGGGGAAGTATATAACATTGGGTATGGAAGTAACTACGCTATACTTGATATTGCTAATATGATTTCAAATGATATTAAATTTATCCCGCCAAGAATTGGTGAAGTGCAAGAAACTCTTGCATCTAACGCCAAGTTTAAAGATTTAACTGGATGGATACCAAAAGTATCACTAATAGAATGGTTAAAAAAATGACCGAAATGAGAAAAGTAACAATAAATGGTGACTTTGAAATTATTTTGCCAGAGCATCGTGCTGCACGTCCTGATTGGTATCAACCACATGGTTGGGAAAAACCAAGGCTAAAGCATATGTCAGAAAATATTTCATCTGGAGATGTTGTGTATTATGTTGGTGCAGAAGAAGGAGAGATGCCTGCCCTATGTCAGATGTGGGGATCAGAAGTTGTTTTATTTGAACCTAATCCAAAGGTTTGGTCACACTTTCCTTTGCTTTGGAGTGCTAACAATTTAGAAATGCCTCTTGCCTGCATACCTGGTTTTGCATCAGATAAAGATAATAAACTTGCACGTATTTATTATAACGAGTTTCCGCCAGAAGCAGATGCTCCTATTGAAGCAGCACATGGATTTAAAGAACTACAGTATGAAGCAGACAAGTATGGTCAGACAAAGATTGATACTTTAGTTTATGAAAAAGGGATGAAGCCGCCTACAGCAATATCTCTTGATGTTGAAGGTAGTGAATGGCGTGTTCTTGGTGGTGCAGAAAAGGTTATGAGAGAGTTTAGACCAAAGATTTGGTTATCTGGTCATCCAGAATTTATGATGATGTACTGGAAAGAATACCTTTATGATCTTAGACAGTTTATTAAAGGTATGGGATATAAAGAAACACTACTAGATTATCAGCATGAGGTTCATTTATTTTATGAATCAATCTAAATGTTATTTATATTCTTTTAATGAACAAGATTGTGCTGCTGACAAGTGGGACTATGGCTTGTTAAAAGAAATATTTGATAAGTATAAGATAGATCAAGTTAAAGTAACATCTATTCCCAAAGCAAATCGTGGCTTTGTAGTAGTTCCTGGACCTCAAAACCTTGGTCATGAAGAAGATGTTAATGATCAAATACAAAACCTTTCAAGACTTGTTTTATTTATTACAGGGGATGAAGAAGGTAATTTTGATATAAGTAAGATTAATCATCCTAATGCTGAGATATGGATTCAATACCCTCATAAAAAGCACAAGGACTACAATAAACTACCTATTGGTGTACCACAACATTTAAAAAAGTTTGCTCCCGAATATCCCTCTAAGGATAATGATTTATATTTTGGTGGGCAGATAACTCATGCCAGAAGGCAGCAGTTGGCTAAAACTATGAAGAACATGCCAAATGCCCTTTTTAAGCCCACAGCAGGCTTTGCACAGGGAGATAAGCCTATAGACTACTACCGCACTCTAGCCAGCGCTAAGATTGCTCCTGTGCCTTCTGGGGCTATAGTGATCGATTCCTTTAGGTTCTATGAGGCTATAGAAATGTTATGCCTGCCAATTGCAGATAGGATAGATCCAAATGGAAATAGTGTAAATTTTTATAATTATTTATTTGGATATGATATCCCTGCTCCTTATGTTTCTAACTGGTCTGAGTTACATAAGTTGGCTCCTGAGTTACTAGACCAATATCCAACAAATATGCATGATGTAGTTTCTTGGTGGATTAAATATAAAAGAGATCTGGGTATTAAAGTTATGAGGCAAGTAAATGCATAAAAGAGATATAACCATTGTAGTGGTAACCTCTATATTACCAAGTCATCCTAACACTTTTATTATTGATGAAACAATTTCTTCAATAAGATCACATTTTCCAGACAACGAAATCATCTTACAAATAGATGGATTACGTGAAGAAAGAATGTCACGTAAATCAGACTATGATGAGTATAAGAATAGAATTTTATGGAAATGTTTGCACGAATGGAATAATGTTTTGCCAATAATATTTAAAAAGCACAGTCATCAAACTACAATGATGAAAGAAACCATTGGACTTATAGATACCTCGGTAATACTTTATGTTGAAGGTGACGCTCCAATAACACCAGATTGTGAAATTGATTGGCAAAAATGTTTAGATATGTTCGAATATAAAAAGGCTAATACAATTCGTTTTCATTTTGAGGCACAGATTCCAAAGCCACATAAACATTTAATGCTTGGTTTAGAAAATGGTTTTATGAAGACCGCACAGTGGAGTCAACGACCTCACCTAAGTACTGTACAATATTATAAAGATGTAGTTCTACCTTTTTCTAATGAAAAAACTTTTATTGAAGATAGGTTTCATGGTAAAGTTCAAGATGATTGTTTACCTTATGATATTTTTAGCGAAGAAGGTTGGGACATACATAAACTTTGGATATATCATCCAGAGGGTGACATAAAGCGTTCGTATCATTTAGATGGTCGTGAGGGCACTCAAAAGTTTACCAAAGATGATGATACATGGGGGTATAAAGAATGAGACTAGGAATCATTGCAAGATCAGATAATACTGGTCTTGGTAATCAAACCATGGAACTTGTTAAGATGCTTAATCCTGATAAGATTCTTTTAATAAATTCCCAATTTTTTAATAATAATAAACAACATCCTGAATGGTATAAAGATTATAATGTTATTGAAACTAGAAAGGGTATGCCTAGAACTAATGAAGTTGTATCATTTTTAGAAAATATTGATGTTGTTATTAGTTGTGAAACATTTTATCATTTAGAGTTAGTTGATCTTGCTAAACAAAAAGGAATTAAAACCATACTTCAATATAACTATGAACTCTTTGGTAATTTAGCCCATCCAGAGTGGACATTGCCAGATGTATTACTCGCACCGAGTTCTTGGAACTTAGATTTAATTATAGAAAAGTTTGGCAATAAAACAAAGGTAATGCACTTGCCGCCGCCAACAGATCAATCTTTATTTAATGAGGCAAGAGGAATAAATCTATCAAAAGATCATAAACGAATACTTCATATTGCTGGCAAAAAGGCTGCAAAGGATAGAAACGGAACTGAAAGTATTATTAGAATGATGAAATATTCTAAAGAAGATTACGAATTAGTTATTAAATCCCAAACCCCATTGAACCTTATATGCAATGATTCAAGGGTAAAGATTGAAATAGGTGATCCCGAGAATAGACAAGATATGTATAGTGGGTTTGATGCTATGGTTTTACCTAGACGTTATGCTGGTCTTTGTTTACCTATGAATGAGGCTCTTATGAGTGCCCTGCCAGTTTTTATGACTGACATATCCCCTAATAATACAATTCTTCCTGCTAAATGGTTGGCTGAATCAAAAAAGATAGACTCCTTTAGAACTAAATCAATGGTTGATGTTTATGATGTAAGATCAGAAGGACTTGCTAAAATAATTGATAAGTATGTTGGTAACAATAACAAGTATGAAATAAAAGAAACTGCAGTTCAAATAGGTTTAGATAACTTTTCTGTTGATAAATTAAAACAAAAGTATCTAGATATCATTAACGAATAAACAGAAAAGCCAGCCTATCTCTAGACTGGCTTCCTGATAGAAGATTGATTACTTCTTAGCAGCAGCCTTTTTTGCTGGTGCCTTTGCAGACTTTAGAGCCTTCTCAACTTCCTTAGCATCTGGTAGTACACCAAAAGCCTTGTCATTTGGATTAATTGCTCTAATTGCTACTGGCGCAATGGCTGCAACAAGTGCTGTCCATAGATCCTTTGGATCTGTTACGCCTGCCATATATAGTGCAAGACCTGATGCAAGTACTGAGCGACCGTATGATGCTAGCATTGCCTTGGTCTTATCGTTGATTATGTTATTCATTATTCCTCCTAGGATATAATTCGTGTTAGTATTGTAAAACCAATCCATAGACCAATAATTCCTGCGACTCCCGCAAAAACTGGTGGTGCTGGTACTGGCAATTTGAATGCTGCGAACACGACACCGCACCCAAAACCTGTTAATACTGATAAAACAATTTCTTTCATTCTTTATTTCCCACTTCATTGTTTGGACCATTTGGATGATCTACTGGAGTTGGTGCAGTACATAAAGCACCACAATCATGACATTGAATATCTAGATGATACATTCCAACTGTATATGTTTTTGGATCAAAAGAAACTAATGCACGAAACAACTCTCCACCACACTGTGGACAAATGCATGTAGGTATTCCCCTAACATCAAGCATCTTTTGTTATGTGCTCCGATGGCATAAGTTTAACTAATTCTTCATAGGCTGCAAGTATTTTTTTCATTGAGTGATAATGTGGGTATGCAGAACCAACCTCACCATATTCATCAAAGTATTTCATCTCAGGCTCTATATCTTTAATAAACTTTTCAAGTCCAGTTTGAACTTCTTCTATGTAATCAAAAGCCCAGTCACGAGAATCAGAAAGAAACTTAATAAAATTTTCTTTATGAATATCAATATCATTCTTAAACTCAACATTGTTCTTTGCAATAAAATCCTGAAGAGATTCATGAGAGATAAAGAGTTTTGCAAATGCTTGATTGATCTTAGTAATTCTATAAAGGGTAACTGAATAGGCAATGGCAAAAGAAGCCGTAAGCGTTCCTAAAACTATAATAATAATGTTACTCATTTTTTTGCCTTTCTATATATTATTGTACTCTCTTGTAAGGGTTTTGTCAAACTGAGCGGGTAGCATGAGTTACCCAATAGTATAGACATTTATCACAACAAGGCTTATTATTCTCATTCTTTGTATCTTGATAAAACTCAGCATAATAATCTGGATCTTTACGATATAGATTTGCTCTATGGGTAATATTGATGCGGTTTAGATGTGGACCCTTTGAGTTAGCCCAGAAAGGTTTGTCAGTACCCCATATATCACCACACAAGGCTTCTAGAGCGTCTATATTGGCTTCGTTCTTATCTGTCTTAATACCACGGTGGTTAGCCTCTGTAATCATGGCTTTAGCATACGTTCTTAAGGAATACTCTGCGTTTTTCCACATAAGAACTGCTGGATGATTACGCCAAGCACCAGAAGGAGATTGACCAGACAATACTTTTAAAATTTGATAAGACTCAAGTATCTGTTTATTTAAACGTTTATTATCAAGAGACTCTGCAGACTCATCATAATTTTGGTACGGCAAAAATGTTTGCATTATTTTAATGCCTCTCTAGTAACCAATATAATTGCCCCTTCCATCTCTAAAGCCTTTTTTACCTGAACAACATATTGTAATGCTTGGATCTTTTCATCATGAGCCATAGTTACAAAATGCTTCTCATCTAATTTTATAGTAAGGAATGCATCGTTGTCAAGAATTTGAACTTTAAATCCTTTTGGAGGAGTAATAGAATGAAAGGCTCTACGCATAGAATCTGTATACATTATTTATCCATTGTTAAAGATTGCCAAGTTTCTGCCCATTCCTTTTTAGTTCTGTGATTGTTGAATTCTCTAGATATTTCTCCACCTTCAAGATATATACCACCCCAAACTCCCCATTCTTTTCCAGAAACACCATTAGCAAAACACGTTTTTCTAACTGGACATGTATTACATATAGAGTCTACCGCTAACCTAAGCGTTGGCTCTTCTTCATATTTATCAAAAAATATATCAGTATCAAGACCTAAACACTCAGCATCGTCTTTCCAGATGTGCTGTTTCATGTTTTACATCCTGTATTTGTTTGGAATATCCCAGCCATTGCGATCAAGTTTAAATACTCGTTGTGTGTACCACTGATCATTGACTCTTACACCGTTTACAGCAGTCCTGCCCATATCGGTTTGCTTACGTTCTGCAACATCCCAACCAACCCACGCTAGTGACTTGTTTGATGCAATAATTTTTTCCATCTTTTCTAATTTATTAATTATCATTTCATTCTTTCTGTTAGTAACGGAAAATTCCAACTTCAATATTCTTTAATTCAGCAGAAGCAACTAATCTTGAATTTGGTTGCTTAGGCTTGCTAAGAAACGCAAAGTAGTTTATTTGTTCTAGATTTTCTTCAAGCCAGGATGAAGCAACTTTATAAAACTTGATCTTACGACCTCTTGCTTTCATCCCACGCTCTGAAAGATTTGAAAATTCTGAAACAAAAGAATTAATACGAGCAGGTCCAACAGAATAGATTACGAACTCTTTATCTTCTTCTGGCATTGTGGAAAGTGCAACCCCCATGGCACGAATGAAGATGTTATAATCATCAAAGTCATTCGTTCCCTGCACTGCTACTATCATTTTTTTTTCCATTCTTTAGGCTATCTAATATGAATAGCATCTTGTCTAAGTCTCTTCTTGACATACTGTTTGTATCAACTGGTTCGGCTGTTTCAGGAACTACTTCTCCATCAACTGCTTCTGCAACATAAAATATGTTTTCTGATACCCAGTATGCTAGGTTTCCCATAACAATAACCTTAATCATATCCTTTTCTTTGCGCTTTGTCAACTGAGAAGGATGTTTTTCATTATTGTCTATGTTCAATGAGAAAAAATATTTCAATAGATTATGTATGTCGCTTTGACTATACAATGTCTTTGAAAAACCTTTTCTAGCACTTTTCCTTATTACTCTAATTATAAACCAACTGGCTGCAATTGTCAAGCCCACAAGAATAATATACTCCATGGCTTTCCTACAAATCAGGCTTTGTTTTTTTATCTATAACAGTTTTAATTGCCTGCTTAGGTTCTTCAAGATTTTGAAAAGAAATAACCCTATTTAACTTTAATTGAGTTTGTAATAGGCTAAACTCTAAATCCGAAGACCTCTGCTTATAGAAAGTAACTAACTGCTTTAATTCTTCAACACTAAGATCGTCCATGCTTCTACCCCTTTCTGAAACTAAATGCGCTTCCTACCCATGCTTTTTCTGTTTTATTTTTTTCTCTATTTACTATTGCACGACTCCATGCAAAGCCTGCATCGCCACCCCAAGCGTCCCACATAATTCTTCCATTAGATGGAAAGTCTGGACCATCAAAGAAACCTTTACCTTTTTTATCTACTTCGTGACGAGAAAAGAAAGAGAACATTCTTTTAACAGTACTAAGAGACATTGCTGATCCATTTACAATATCAGTTGCACGACCCCAACCTACTGGAGTTCCAGCACCTGTTGCCTTGCCATCTTCTTTCCATTTCAATGCACGTCTAGCAGCAGCCTTCATGCCAGCATTAGGGGAGTATGTATCAGCCATGGTTAATTTTCTTCTGTGATTTATTTAAATATGGACCAAGATCTGCTTTAACTGTCCCGTCTTTTCTAAGTCGAACAATTCTTCCATCTCTAATCTGCGTTGGATTAAATGCAGTTGATTTTCTTTTTGGCATTACTTTATTAATCCATTCGGATCAAAAGATCCATCCCAAATACTCTTTGTTGTAGATTGTGAGTCTGACTTATATGTTCCACCACGACGTTTGTATTCTTGCACTACCCAAGAATTAGCAACGGCAGAAGGATAAACATCAAACTTATCTTTTGCTGCTTGGACCACCCTTGCATATAACTTTGGATTTGCTGGTGTTGATCCACCTCTACGTGGCTGAATTATTTCACTATAGTTAGGCTTCTTTGCTTTATCCATATAGTTCTCTTCAGATTCCATATCTGACTCCTCTTCCATTGAATGGCTTTCCATATCAATGACTTCAGCATCATTATACATCATGCCAATACTATACGCAGTTGGTTCCCAGCCACCATCTTCTTCTTTATAAATTCTAACAGACATTGCAGGGTTTTCTGGAGGCATTGACTCAAGTGCATATTCTGATCCAGGGGTTCCTAGTGTTCCACCCTCTGTCATAATGTGTTCTACCATACCATGAATCATTCCTTCTTTGGTCATACCCATAACAAAGTCACCTTCTTTTATGACATGCATAGATTTACCAACTTTGCCTTCTGAACGATTAATTGCGTAAATTTGTGCAGCGGCTTCTGCTCTTGTTGTATGACATCCCATAACTTCATTAGTGCCCTCTTTTAGTGCTGGGTATCCTGAACATCCAAATGAGCCTTTGGCTCCAACTCTATATGGCATAGCAAACCTCCTAAGTTTCTATCTAAAGTATATCAGACTTTACGCTTAAGCAGCCTAATGATTTCAAACAAAGACCATCTTTCTTGCTTAGATAGACCCTCAATATCTTCTCTATTTAAAGCCTTTGGAGTGATAGTAATTATTGGGTCTTTCTCAAATAGATCCAGGTTTAGAAATCCCTTTTCCCATAGATTCATTACCTCAACATTAACAGTATTGATATGCTCTTGGTACAAATCTGGCATTAATTGCTGTATCTTAGGGGTAAATGAATACAACATCTCCCCAGTATCCTCATCTAGAGCAGCAACCTCAAGACCACCATTGAGTATAAGGCTATCGATAATTTTATCTTCTTCGCTAGCCATTTATAAACTCCAATAGTTCTTCTCTTGTTTTTGCTCCAGTTATTCTATTAATTTCAATACCATCTTCCATTAATATAAAAGTAGGTACTGATCTTATCTCAAATCTTTTAACCAGTTCTGCCTCTATATCAGCATCTATAATATAAAACATAGTGCCTAAATTTTCTCTGTTTAATTCCTCAACAACTGGTTTTACCTTTTTACAAGGATTGCACCAGTCTGCTGTAAAATAAAATACAGTTTTCATTTGCCAGATTTTACTCTAGCCTTTTTTAATGCTTCAAAATCTTTGATCTTTGTATCACCAAGATAGCCCCATGCATATCCATCATTAATCATCTTATCATTAAGGGAAACCGTATCTCCATTAACATATACCCAGCCCAAAATACGACCATACTTTTCAGATGAGTCCATCTTCTCTGTCTTAATCACAACCGATTTTGCATCTTTTAGGTGCTTCTTGAGATACTCTTTTGCTTCAAGACCAAGAACTTTTTCAGCCTTGTTTGTTGTGCGTGATTCTGGAGTATCAATACCAGCCAAGCGAACACGAGAAGCAAACAAAATATCAAAACCTAAATCAATAATTACATCAATTGTATCTCCATCAACAACATTTGTTACGTCTTTAACAAAATACTCATACATTAGTAGTCTTTACCTTTCGCTTTGTTTTCAACTAATTTTTCACGCTCATCTATAATAGTAAGCATAAATGACATCATTTTTGCATATCCCTCTTTATCATCCATAATTTTATTATAATGGTGACCACAAAATATTAAATCTCCAGTTAATCCAGTAACCTTTACTAGTGCTTCTGCAGCACAAGAGTCACAACGATCTGTTGCGTTAAGAACCCATTCTTGTTTTACAACATCTTCTGTAATCATTGTATTCATAGTATACCGCTACTTTCTGTTGTCTGTGGAATAAAATCCGCTACCGTTAAAAATTGTTGCTGTTGCAGCCCAAACTCTTTGCATAGATTGACTACAACATACTGGTTCTCTATCTTCCCCAAATCCTCTTTCAAATTCAACTTGAGAAGAACACATAGTACACTTGTAGTCATATCTTGGCATATTACTTACCTATTAAAACCTTTAACGTTGCTTGGTCAACAATTCCAGTTACTGGAAGAGAAGATTTCTTCTGAAAAGCCTTAACTGCTTTTTCAGTTCCTGAACCAAAGTCTCCATCAGCATTTACTCCAAGAAGTTCTTGAACCTTTTTTACTGTTTCTCCTTTTGATCCTACTTTAAATGGTTTAAATTCTTTCTTTTCTAAAACAGAAGAAGTTTTATTTGAGACTGATTCTGTTGGAATTACTGATGATCCCTTTGAAAGTAATGCAAGATTTTCTTCACCAGTGTAAATTGGACGACCCCAACCAACAACTGCGTTAAGGATACCCTTCTTATTCTTTACATAGGCACGAGTCTTTTCTACACACATTCCGCCATTGCGTTGGTCTCCCTTAGCAGTTCCAGATGTATTTCCTTCAATCACTTGGATTGTTCCGTCACCATTGTTTTTAATACAGATTCCTACGTGTGAAATTCTATTAACACCATCATCTGGAAAATCAAAATAAATCCAGTCTCCTGGGGTTGGATCATCATTACGAGCATCCGCCCAACGATTGTTTTTCTTAAACCAATCTGCTGCTGCTACTGTTGATGCACTCTTTGGATATTTCTTTGGATCTAGTCCAGATGTAAATGCACACCAAGAAACAAAGGATTGACACCATGGAGCAAAGTTTGCACCAGTCCACTTTCCATACTTTGTTTCATTATCTTTAGGACCTTCAATGGTTCCTACTTCTGCTTTTGCAATATCGATGATTGCTGCTAACGAGCCTTTTACTGCCATTGGGGTTCCTCCTGTTTGTTGGCTATATATTAATTATAGCATTATGCACTCTTGTTTGTCAACCT